CTTGGCGGTACCGCCCCCGAACGTCCCCGTGAACTGCATGCTGTCCAGCGCGTAGCCCGGCGGGGGCTCGAAGACCGCGCCTTGATCTCCAGTCGCGAGCTCCTCCCAGAGGACTACGAGCTTCCCGTGTTGCCGGGTGACAGAGCTGATTGCCTTCGTCGCCATGCCGCCCCCTTACGAACCGCTCGTAACCGGCCACGCCTTGGCCGCTTCGAGCCGGGATTGGATGACCTCGAGCGCTGCGAGCAGGCGCTGCTTGCCTTCCTGACTGGAGCCGAAAACCGAGTCGTCGAAGACCACCTGCACTACCTGGCTGCCCGCCAGGGTGCCTCCACTCGCCGCCCCGATCACGTCACCGCCGATGAACTGGGCGTCCGTCTGGACCATCCCGATATAGCGAGTCGCCATCTACTTCCTCCTGAAACCCCCCGGGGGCTCAGCCCCCGGGGGCGGTGCCGCTACTCGAAGAGCGCGTAGGTGGCCCGCATCACGATGTCGCCGGCCTGGGGGTTGCTCCCCGCAGCATTGGCCACGGTGAACGCGATGTCATACTCTTTGCCCCGATTCTCCGGGGTGTCGGCATCACCGAGCTGCTCCCAAAGCGCCTGCACGTACTTGGGAAGATCCAGGACCCCGGCCCCCGACTCGTAGGTCAGATCCTGGAACGACGTGGTGGCCCCCTGGAGCGTATCGACCGCCGACGCAAAGAAGTCCGCGTCCTTGGCCGCGCCCCCATCAACCTCGTAGAGCCCGATGTTGACCGTCAGGGTGGGGGTAGCGCCCTCGAGATCATCGTTGATAATCTCAAGCCGCTCCACTCGAGCCCGGGCCGGGATACGGAGCATGCGCCACACGCTCCCCGCGTCGCCATCGACCTCCGCAGCCGTGAGCGACAGGTGTGCAATCGCGGAGCGAAGGGCAGCCCCCCGCTCCAATTGGTTCGTCTTGACCACCGGCGACGCATCGAGGTCGGTGATGATCTGAGACGACTTGTTCTGAACCGCCATCTTAACCTCCTAGGGCTTCAAGCCGCTTAGATCTGGTCGTCCACGAGGATCTTGATGACCTTGCCCGCCTGAAGACGGGTGGCCCCAATGGTGCTCGCGAGATAGACCTGCCAGGCGTTGCTCTTATCCGCACGGCGGCTGATCACCGTCTCAAGACCGCCCCATCGGCCAAGGTGCATGCCAGACGGCACCCACACCGGGATCTCTCGGTTGCCCGACGCGACGTTCAGCCGCTCGGTGAGGATGAAGTTGATCCCCATGAATCGCCGGACCCGACCATCCTCCAGCACCGGCTGTCCGCCATTGAAGTCGCGGCTGGTGACCTGCACTTCCTTCAGGAGCGCGTCATGCTCGAACGAGCTGATCGCGCAGAAGATGGGCTCGGTGACATCGCCCTTGAACGCCTCCATGAGCTTCTGGAGCGCACTCTGAAGCTTGGCCACGTTCAGGCTCGACGCCGTACCCCCGACGTTCACTCCGACCTGGTGATTGGTGGTGTCGAACGTCTCGTTCGTGGTGCCGTTCTCGCCGACCTTGGCCGTCGCGAAGAAGGCGCTGATGATCTCGTCGTCCCACGCCCGCGAGATGGCGTTCGCCCCGTTGACCGCGTACGGACCCGTCGGGTCTACGATCATGCGCAGGCGGTCCTGGTTGTCGATGAGCGAAGCCCACTCGTAATCCACCGGAAACACCCACCGCTTATCCTGCGGGACATCGAGCAGTGGCGTATCCGCGTGGCGAGAGGTCTTCTTCTGGGCAGCCGCCGGGCCGAACTGCTCCACCGCAGCGCCCTGCTTGCCCACGTAGTTGTCCTGAGTGACCGCCTGCGGAAATCGCGCGCCCGCCTGCTGCAGGAGCAGCTCGACCGTGGCCTTGAAGTCCTGTACAAAGGCGGTGGTGATTGCGTCGGGCATCGGATTCTCCTCCTGTGACCCGTTGACGAAACAAACCTACTTAGGCTTGTCCCCCCGTCGGGGAGGAGCCGAACCACCCGAGCCCAGATGGCGGAGACGGGGCTTAGCCCCGTCTTTGTCCGCCTCTCAGGTGCCGGCCGGGGCACGGCCCCGGCCTAGCGTGAAACCCCGGCATCAACCTTGGAGTCTCCTGGGCGCAGTATACCACAGGAGAACTCAGTGCGCGCCGTCAGCAGCCGGTCCCGGGACGCCGCGGTGTGCAAGGACACCTCGGCGTTACCCAGGTTGACTGCTCCGGCCTTCTCGAGCCTCGCCAGCAGCGTCCCCACCTCCGTCACCATCCGAGACACTGAGCCGGGGTCTTGGAGCTCGAAATCCACGAGGAGGGCGGCCCTACTCATTGGGGTGCATCACCTGGAACAGCTCGGTCTTGCGCTTCAGCGCTTCTGCGTGACCCGGGTGCATCCGGTTGAACAGCGCTTCCCGGTTGCCCGGGTCCGAGCTGAAGGCCGCCCACGCCTGCTGCGCTTGCGCGGGCGTCATCGTACCCCCAAACCCCGGCCGGCCGTCCCCGGAGACGAGATTGTCCTCCCCGAGCTTGCCACCCAACTGCGCCAGGAACTTCATCGTGTCCTTGTACCCCACCGCGTTCTCCAACCCCGCCACCATATCCTCAGTGAAACCGAGCTGCTGAGCCGCGCGCTGTGCCGCATTCATCTGCCGCGGGTAGGCGTTGCCCCATTCGCGTTTCAGCTCGGTGTCCGCCGTGGTGGACTCCAGCGCCCGGGTCTCATTCTGGCTCGCCTCGTACTTCTTGGCGAACTCCTGGTTGAACTCTGTTAGCGCTTTGGCCTGGCTCTTCGTGAGCCCGAGCTTGTGGTACGTCTGGCGCGCCTCCTGCTCATACTCGGGGATGGAGCCCTCACCCTGCGGAATCTCGTAGTCCTCGGGCTTGGCGGGCATGCCCAAGCGTTCGAAGACCGGCCGGAGCGCCGCCGGATCCTCACTCTGGGGGATCCGCACGATCTGCTCAGGCGGCGCTCCGATCATGCGCTCGAGGTTCAGGGCGGACTTCGCCAGAGCCTCGGCGCTCTTCCAACCTTTCGCCTCAACCCAGCTTTTGATCTCCGTGTCTGAGAAACCCTCGTAGAAAGGGGTCTCATCTGCCGGGGCAGGAGTTGAAGCGGGGACAGGAGTTGGGGCTGGGGCGGGGGTACCACCTTGTCCGCCAGTGTCGTCAGGCATTGCTGTCTTCCTCCGTTGTTGCCGTAGAAACTCTGAGCGCGGAGCCCCGGCTCAGGGCCCCCGTACTCAGATCGAAGAGATCATCCGGGGAGAGCTTACAGTGATCCATGATACGAAGCAGGACCTCACGTCTCCCCTCTAGTAACGCGCTCGTGCGCGCATCTGGATGAAACGTCGTCTCGTGCGCTCGACAAAAGCGCGCAAGGTCGATGAGCACCTCCTCGGCCAACGGCCCGTCGAAAGTCCGCCGGTAGGCATGTTGTCGGCGCCCGATGTACTTTCGCAATTGATCCTGCAGAGCAGACATAGGACTCAGGGCTCCTCAGATTGCCGAGGGCTTTGATACTCAACCCTACAATGCTCACCGGCGTACCTCAGCACGAGGCCGGCCGGCAGATTGCCGACTACCGACGCAATACAGCCTCCGAGTTCACCCGAGCCGGCCAAAGGAAACCCTGCGCTCTCGCCATGCTCGGTCACGCGAAGCTGTCCGGTCGGGACCGGAAGGTTCGCGCACCCCGCGAGCAAGACCAGGCCCAGAAGTGGAATCAGAACTCTCGTAGTCATTACCGTTGATTCTCCGGGATGCCCGAAATCGCCTTTGCCGCCCCGGCCAACTGCGGGGCGGCCTGGACGACGCGCTGCTCCTCCTCGAGCCTGGCGCGCTCCGCCCGAATCGCTTGGACCTCCTCGAAAGAACGAGTCCACGAGGTCGGAGCCCCATTGATGTCCTGGATAGCCGGCATCGCGACATCGAGATTGAACCAGTCCAGGGACGAGAGGTCCTGCGTGATCTGCACGAAGTTGAGCGCCGTATCCAGCGAGCGCATGAACCCCGCCGCATTCTCCGCGCGCGTCATCCGCGACAGCGGGTTGTCGTACTCGATCTGGAACTCGCCCCCGGTCTCGAGCAGCACCGGTGGAGGCGGTGGCAGCAACCCCTGATCGAACAACACCCCCAACTCGCGTTCGATCATCGGCCCGAGGAACTCAGCCTGCAGCCGCCCGGCCGTAGGCGCGATGAGCATGCCCTTCTCCCGGGCGCGCTCGAGCACCTCCGTTGCCGTCATCTGCGGCGTGTCCACCAGGATCTGAAAGAGCGTCAGCAAGAACGCGTCGTTGATGATCGCGCGCTCGTCAGCCATCAGCTCTTGGCCCACGGCGATGTTCCCGACGGGCAGGGGCTGCACCAGCGGCCGCCCCTGAGAGTTCACACCCCCCGCGTTGATCGCCCCGGGTCGCAACGAGAACGTCCCGACCACGCCGTCGTCATGCGCGAGAAGAACCGGGTCCACGATCCGATGCCCCTGCTTGATGACAGTCTTCTTCTCCTGGTTCAGCACCTTGATGGCCGGCAGCACGATCTGTGCTGGCCCTCGGCCATACGTCTCGTTAGTGAACTGCGCGAAGCGCGCCACGGCCAGCGGGAAACGCCGGAAACCGCTCTCTCGGAGCACGGCGTTGTCGTTCGGCAGGAAGTGCAGCGACTCCCACGGCATCCCCAGCGCATCCACACGCTCGGGGTCGAAACGGGCCCGCGGAGAGACGACGTGCACGACCTCGAACTCTTCGCCGGCACGGTTTGCGTCACGCGCAGCGCGCTTGACGTTATCGGGTACGGTGTCCCCGTCCTGATCGAACATCGAGACGATCTGCTGCGCCTCGAGATGGAAAGCCCGGTAGAACGCATCCACGATACCCTGGTGGTTCTCGACCAGATACGTCTCTCCAAGGTGCAGATTCCGATACCTCAACCCGGACCCATCTTCTTGCCCGTCCACAAACAGGAGCCCGTTGCCATACGCCCCATACCCGGTGTACGTCTTCTGCGACTGGCCAACGAAATTCGCTGCCGGCCGATATCGATGCCGGAACAGCAAGGCGTTCAGCTCGTCCATGTACAACCGCACTCGCCGGTTGTTGCGCAGCCGCGGCTCCCCGGGCACCACCCGGTGCCACGTCGCCGACTGCGGAGTCACCAGCGACTCGATGACCGCGCTGAACCGCTGGAGCGCGAGCGCCGGCGTCGAGTCGAACACCTCCTCTTGGTTCTTCCGCCCCGGGGTGAACGCATTCGTCAGCCCCCGAGAGTGGAACGTCTGCTTGTGGGCCGGGAGCAGCCGCTCGGCCACCTCCTCCCACTGGGTCTCCCACTGGGAGCGCTTGCGCCGGAGGTTGTCCAGGCGCGTCGTGTGGAACTGGATCGGCTTCTCAGGCATCAGCTGGGCGCTCGTTCATGGACCCTCCATCATACTATAGCAGCGGCGCGTCGAGCCCGGCAGCGATCGGCACCTGGCTCGGGGAGGCCAGCCGCCTGGCCCGCACGCTCCGGCGGGGGAGCCTAGGCGCGAAGGTCAGGGCCAAGGCGTCCGCGTCATCCGGGGACGGGGTCCCCTCCTTCGCCATCTCGCGCTTCGAGTTCAAGGTCTTCTTCCCGTCTTCCCTGCCCCCGTACCACTTCCACGTACGTTTCGTCAGATCGTTGAACAGCCGCGGGGAGTCGTCAATGCACCCCGTGGGTAGCCAGTCCCGCAACGCGCCCCACAACTCACCTCCCCGCAGCCCCCACTCTCCCTCGGGGTTCTCGGGCTTGAACCCGAACCCCACCTCTATAGCGTGCACGCGGCGGCGCTTCAGCTCGTCAATGACCCCGGTACCGAGGCCTTGGTCCACGACGATAGCATCACAATCATACTGGTTGTTCAGTTCCACTATCTTATCCGCGATCGCGGTGTTGTCTGCACCGTTCAGTTCGACGACGGGGAACGTCTTCGCGTCGCGGCCCTGTCGGAACCGGATGACGGTCCTGCCCCGAGGCGCGGGGTCAACCCCCATGATGATGGGCTCGTCGTTGTCCTCAGCCGGCGAGATTTCTCGCCGCTGAGCCTCGCGCACAACGGAGTTCGCGATCAGCTGCCCCTCACCCTGCTCGGGGAACTGCCCGTACACCTCCACGCGAGCCTGGTCGCTATCCGGTCCATACGCACGAATCGTGGACTCGAAGATGCTTTGCTCGACTTCCTTCACCGTCCGCGCGTCTATCTGCTTGCGCCGCCAGCCGTGCCCGATGTCCGGGTGGTGGAACCGATCGAAGAACGCACCGCTGTTACGCCGGGGGTTGCTGAAGGCTATCCAGAACCGAAACGGGTTCATCTCGGTGAAAAATCCGCTGGCCGCAGTCCAGATGGGCTCGGGGATCCCGGACGCCTCATCCATGATCAACGCCAACCCGTACGAGTTGTGCGGCCCTACGAACGCATCCGGATTCTCCTCGGTCCAGTTCTTCCCCGCCACGCCCCAGTATCGATCGTCGATTCGAAGCTCGTCCTGGACGCGTCTCGAGAGCCAAGCCTGGGGCCGAACGGCCAAACTCTCGACGTCCCACCAGTGCGCGTTCAACCCGAGCTGGAACCACCGCCCGAACTCGGGGAAGGTCGCCGAGCGCATCTGCGATTCGGTGTTGGCCGTCACCAACACGTGAGCGCCCAGATGACAACTGACCTGCCAGTGCGAAAGCATGGCGAGCAATGCAGTCTTGCCGATGCCCCGGCCGCTGGCGATGGCTTCCTTGTAGATGAGGGCATCCTCGGCGCGATCCAAGTCGAACAAGATGCTCTGACGCTGGACGTGATCGCGCACCGCCTCGAGGAACTCCATCTGCCACGCACGGGGGCCGGGGACAGTCTCGAGCGGCGTGCCCGGTTCGCCCCAAGGGTAGATGTACCGGACGAAGCCTACCGGGTCGTAAGCAAAGCTCAGTACGTCTTCGAGGAGCGCTTGCTCGTCCTCGGGCTTGTATTTCATGGGTCGCGGGCACGGCGTCGGGCTTGGCGGGAGTATAGCAGGCAGGGTTGGTCCGGGCGGGGAGAAAAAGCTTTACGGTGGAGGTGGGAGCTGTGAATTTTTTTAAAATAATTTTTCGCACGGACAGCGACTTGAGGTATCTTGTCTTCGCGCGACGGCCGCGCAGTCCGCCCCCGCCCCCACCCCTCCCGGGGTCTCGAAAATGGCGATCCCGATCCTAGATCGCTTTGAGCGCCGAGCGCCCGGCCCAGGGTCAGCCTACCTGGTCGGACATGCATCCGACGATTTATCGGGGGCACAATGCCCGGCGCTCAAAGCTCAAAGCTCAAAGCTCAAAGCTCAAAGCTCAAAGCTCAAAGCTAGAACCCCAGCTCCTCCGCGTCCCGAGCTTCACGCTCGGCGCGCTCAGTTGAGTTTTCCTCATCTATCACGGCCGCCACCGCAGCGATGGTGGCCGCGGCGCTGGCGCCCTCAGTACTGGATGCATCGACAGCATTAGTCAGGACGTTCCCCTGCTCATCGAACGTGAACCCGGCGCGCTGGCGGGCAGTGGAGAGCGCGTCCTTGATCCGCAATTCTTGTTTGATTTCAACGTTCATGCGCTTGCCGAAGCGCTCGGGGTATGAAAGCTCGAGGTAGGTCCGGAGGCAGTCGAGGCGCAGGCGCTTCTCGGCTGAGGACTCATGCGGGTAGTCGGTGGGGATGTCTGCCAATTTCGATAGGAGGCTATCGATTTGTTGCACCTTAGCTTCCGCAATTCCGTTAGCAATGTGAGGAAACTCGATCCTCAAGCGCCCCAACGTTGCGGGTTGCAAGCCGGTGAGCTCACAAGCCTTCGTCATCGTCGCACCGCCGAGCATATGATGCTCGATGGTTGAGAAAATCTCATCCGCCCAAGCTCGCGTAAATTGGCGCGCTGAGCTCCGAGGTATCAGCTTCAGGTGCTGGTGCTCACCCCGCTCGCTCGGATTGACGGTGCTGGTCGGCCCCATGTAGGTCTCGCCGCGCTCTCCCGCGGCCCGAATTTCGGCCCGTTGGCGCGCTACACTGGCCTTTTTCCGCGCCGCCATGTCCGCAGCCCGGAGGAGCTTCGAGCGCCGAGCTTCGAGCGCAGTTTCTGGGGTTTTCGGGGTTTCCGGGGTTCCCTCGGATTCTTGAGTTTTTTTCATCCGTTGCTTCGGCGCGGCGGCGCGGCCCCGAGAAACTTTCTTTTTCGTGCGCTTAGTTCTGGACGCAGGCACGGGATCTTCCCTCGGCTAAAAACAGACATTTTATCACAGATCCCAAACCGCAAGGTGAACCCTAGGCGCGGAGAGAGCGCGCTCGGCCCTCCGCTTCCCCTATAGGGAAGGGCGGAGGTGCCACCCGGGGGGACGCTTGCTCTCCCGCGCCGACCGGGAGTTCACCTTGATTTTGTTACAGTTGACTTTCGCCGGTCGGAGGCCCATACTTCGCCGCTGATCCTGGATGGAGACAAGGGATGCCGAGACAGCGACGATTTCGCGGCCATGCGCCAGATGGCGGCCGCTTGCTGGCCGAGAATGAAAAGTGGGCGCTCTACGCTTTCGGGCCAGATCGTGGCGACTGGATGTCAGTCAAACTGGTCGCAAAAGGCCGAGCGCCGAGCAAGGCGAACTACCGGTTTGGCTGGGGCAGGGTCGCCCAGCGTCTCGCGCGCTCCCGCGACGCCGCCTTGCTTGCAGCGCACCGGCCGGACGTGTACGCTTGGGTCGAGCGCGTGCTGTCAGACGAGGAGGAGCCCGTCTCATGAGCCGTAAGCTAGCCATCGAGCGCATGTGCCGGCAATGCATCTACGATCCGCACGCCGGCGGGACCTGGCGCCAGCAAACCGAGGAGTGCCCCTCCACTACCTGCCCACTATGGCGGTACCGGCCGCGATCCGCTTCGCCCCGGGCGCCGAGAGCCCCAATAGACGCCGGAAAACCGGCCGATCCTGGCGCGGGGATCGACGATCTACTCTGACCCCAGGCCTACCTACCGCCCCCGAGGCCTTGCGCCCCTCCTAATCCGGTGCTACACTGTTTTGCGTCGGGCTGGTCACCCGGCGCCGTTGCCCTGGCCGGCTGCTCGCGTGCTTCTCTCCCGCGCCGAGCGCCGCCGGGGCTTTTTTTTGGCACTTGACAGACTGAAAAAGCTTTGCTATACTGTCTTCACACTGACCAGAGGAGAGAAGACCATGATCATCCTGAGACTGGCCGCCCCCAACGACGGCAATGGCAACCCGCGGCGTGTCTTCGTCGCGTTTGACGGCTCCGTAGTGGGAGCGTGGGACGAGGGGTACCTGGGATCCGACGCGATCCCTGAGGCTCTCCGGGGATCGTACGGCGGGATCACAATCGAGGTCACTCCGCGCGAGTACCGCCGCTACTTGGCCTTCGCGCGGGCCTATACTGCGATCGGAGAGACGACATGAAACCGGACGGCGCAATCCTCTACGAAGGCCCAAGCCGGCTCGACGGGGCACCGATCGTCGCGATCGCGACTGGGCTTGCGCGGACGAGCCGCAACGTAAAGACCGGCGCGATGATCCAGATCTGGATCCTCCGCGCCGACGTCTCGCCGGTCGACGCAACGCATTCCGGCGCGGACGCGAGCATCTGCGGCGGATGCCCGCATCGTGGACGGATCGAGGATGGGCGCAACGTCGGGCGCAGCTGCTACGTGCGGACGTACACCGCGCCGCGCGCGGTGTACGCGGCGTATCAGCGCGGCGCGTACCCGCGGGCGGGAGATCTCGCCGAGCTTGGTGCCGGGCGCCGGCTCCGACTCGGCGCGTACGGGGATCCCGCGGCGGTCCCGGCGCACATCTGGGAGTCCCTGTGCTCCCGAGCCGACGGCTGGACCGGGTATACGCATCAGTGGCGTGCTGCGCCGGGCCTGCAGCCGTATTGCATGGCGTCGGTCGATACGCCAGAGGAGCGCGTCGAAGCGCAGCTAGCGGGTTGGCGAACCTTCCGCGTGCGCTCGGGCGACGCGTCCCGGATGACTGGCGAGATTGACTGCCCGGCGTCAGCCGAGGCCGGGCACAAGACAACGTGCGCAGCGTGCGGGCTCTGCCGGGGGTCGAGCAGCAAGTCGCGCAAGTCGATCGTGATCCGAGTGCACGGGCCGGGGACTCGCGCTTTTGAGGCGCGGGCCAGCGCATAACATCGAGGAGAGCAGTATCATGGCAACGACCACTACCATGACCCACGCGAGCCGCGTTCGGCTCGCAAAGCGGGCGGCCGCCCTCGGGTCCCGCGCCAAGACCGTGCGCGGGCAGATGAGGGCGGCCAAGGGCCGATACTGGCCCGACCCCGATCCCATGACGCCCGCCGACTGGCACGCGCGCGAGGCCGACCGCGCCCTGCGCGGGCGGTACCGCGATCCGCGCGAGCAGGCGCGGGACACCATCGCGCTGCGCGCGGAGATCCGCGCGGCGCTCGACAGCTGCCAGAGTCGCTGCTCGCAGCGTCTCCTCACCGAGGACGAAGTGCTCCGCACGATCGCCAACGCGCCCGCCGACACCGGCCGGGAGTACGTCGCGAGCAGCTACGGCTACTCGTACACCTGGTCGCAGGCCGCGAGCGAGCGCTCCGGCTACGCGGTGCAGTGGGCCGTAGGGCGGGTAGAGTCCTCCGGCGCGCTCTACCAGATCCTCCGGGAGAGGCCGCGCGCCGTGCCCGTGCGTACCGTGCGTGGGATCGCGTGGGGTCGAGCCCTGCTTGATGGCGATGAGACCGCCATCCGTAGGGTGGACTCCCGGGGCCGGGAGTACTGGATCCGCTACGACGCCAGCGCCCGGCGCACGGGTGTCACCATCCGTCAGCATCCCGATCTCACGGCGCGATTCGGCGACTGGGAGCACGGCCGGACCATCCGGCAGGCGCGGGCTGAGGTAGCGCGCAAGCGCGCCCTCGTGGCGGCCGAGCGCCGGGCAGCGGAGCTCTCGCCCCGCGACGCGCGCCGCGCGAGGCTGCTCGCCCGCGTCGCGACGCGTGCCGGCGCCACGATCGCGGATGCCAGAGACGCAGGGTACTGCACCTCGGGCATCCATGCGTGGTGCCGGGCTCGGGGGATCGACCCGACGGCAACCGTGCCGTTGACTGTGCTCGCGCACGACAGCAACCCGAGTGCCGTCGCGCTCGCGTTGCGCATCGCCCGGCGGATCGTAGCGGGCCGCCCGGCGCGGACCAATTAGACATCGGAGGACTGAGCAATGAGTGAACAGCGCTTTGAACCGGGCGCCGATCTTCGGTACGCCAACCTGCAGGACGCCAACCTGCGCGGTGCCAACCTACCCTTCGCTAACCTACTGTGCGCTGGACTGGAGGGCGCCGACATGCAGGGCGCTAATCTGCGGTACGCCAACCTGCAGCGCGCGGACCTGCGGCGCGCCGCTCTATCGGAAGCTAACCTGCTGTGCGCTACCCTGCAGGATGCTGATCTGCGGCGCGCCACTCTACAAGAGGTCACCCTGCGGGGCGCTGATCTGCGGGGCGCTGATCTGCGGCGCGCTGATCTGCGGGGCGCTGATCTGCGGGGCGCCTACCTGCAAGGTGCTGACCTGCGAGGCGCCTACCTGGGATCCGCCAGTCTCCTGTACGCTGATCTGCGAGGCGCCGACATGCAGGGCGCCGACATGCAGGGCGCTAATCTGCGGGGCGCCATCCTGCAGGGCGCGGATCTGCAGATCGCCGACCTGCGGCATGCCGACTTACGGAATGCCTACCTGCGGTATACCGATCTACGGGGCGCCCAGCTAGTGAGCGCCAAGGGTGTCTATGAGTTAGACCTGACGGACCCCCGAGGCTATCGCCCCGTCGCCATTGCCGACAGCACCGGGTGGGTGATCACCGCCGGTTGTCGGCGGCTGACGATGTCGGAGGCGCTGGATCACTGGGGCCCGGACTACAAAGGTGATCGCAAGATAGGGGACCGCTACCTGCGGGCACTCCGGGCGCTTGGTTCTGAGAGGGGTGAGGAAGGTTGTGAGTTCGTACCCTATGGACGCCTCGTCGAGGAGGACTGAGACATGAGACTACCCAACGCAATCACAGCGCTCGGGCGCGACCGCCGCGCGCGGTTCCTCGGACGCCTCCCGGACGGGAGGCGGGTGAGCCGCTACACTGTGCGCGTCGTGCGGAACGAGCGCGCAGCTAGCCCGCACGCCCCGCTTGATGACATGTTGGCCTCGGGCGAGGAGGTGGAGGTGGAGGTGCTCGCTGCGTCCCCTGCCGACGCGGCTAACCTGGTGCGCGACGAGTGGGCACCTCATGAACCGTGCGTGGAGGTGCTCACTTGGGGCCCTAAGGGTGGGTGCACGTCCCGCTTCGTCGGCTGGGAGTCCCACATAGGCGCGGTGATCGCGGAGCGCCACCGGCGGGCTCGACAAGGCCAGCAACTGGCGTTGGACGTTTGATCGAGGAGCCGCGCTTGGTTGTCTGTTTTCCGCAGAGGAGTTATCGTAATGTATTACGATTACCTGCTTTCTGAAGAGGAGCTTGAGGCGCAAGATGAGCCACCGCAATCGCACCACGCCTGCCCTAACGGTTGTGGTAAGATGCGCGATGCAAACGACTACCAAGAGTGCCCTGCATGCGGGCACCGACGGTACGAAACGCGGCTGGACAAGGCCGCAGTGTTCGGGGCGGATGGCCCCACAACGAGGAGAACGCTGAAATGAGTAAGAGATTGGACGAATACCGGCGCCTACGGCGAGAAAATCGCTTCGGGTGGGTGCAGGACTACGAAGCAGACATCTACCCACACGACATGCCCAACCGCTGGCCGTGCCTCGCGGGCTGGTATGCTGGGATGCTCGAGGAAGCGCTGGTCGAATTTGACGCCGCCGAGGATACGCGGCCATAACGAGGCCGCAGTGTTCGGGGCGGACGGCCCCACAACAACCAAGAGGACGCTGAAATGAGTAAGACAAACGGTAAGAAGACGAAGCGCGTTGCGCGCGCGCGTAAGCTCAGCCATCGGGCGAAGCTGACCGCGGCGCAGGTTCGCCAGCTGCGAAACCTGCACGCGAAGGGTTGGAGCTTTTCGCAGCTGGCGGAGAAGTTCGACGTTGCGGTACCAACCGCGTGGCGCGCGGTGCGAGGCGTCACGTACCAGTCGGTTACGTGAGCCGACGGAAGAAGATCGCCCGGGCGAGGGCCAATGCTCAGGCAGAGCAAACCGCCCTCGCCCGGGCGAGGAAGGCGGCCGAGCTGAAGGTGTTGCTTGGCGAGTTGACAGCCCGCGACGTCGCCGGGTATGTTCGCGGCTGGCTGGCTGCGGACCAAAGGCTGAGGGGAAATGGTTGACACCATAATTCTCGGGATCGACCCCGGCGTCAGCGGCGCATTGGCGTGGTTGCGCAACGGTAAGTTCGAGGCAGTGGCGGACTTGCCTACGCGCACGGTTCCGCGCGGTTCCAGGCGCGCGCGGGAGCTTGACGGGGCGGCGCTGCGGTCGCTGCTACTGAGCCTACCGCCGACGTATACGGTGGTCGAGCAGGTACATGCTATGCCACCCCGGGGCGGGCGCACTGCGGGGACTCAGAGCTCGTTCAATTTCGGCCGGACGGTCGGGATGATATTGGGGGAGTTGCACGGTCTTCGGTATCCGTTTGTGTTAGTGACGCCTCAGGCCTGGAAACGAGCGTGGGCCCTATTGGGCGCGCCGAAGGCGGCGGCGCTCGACGTGGCGCGGAAAGCCTACCCGGAGGCGGCGCTGGACTTGACCCGACAGAAGGATGTAGACCGGGCGGACGCACTGTTAATCGCCGGGGCGGCGGATCCCGCGGCAATCGCCGAGACGTTGCGGTTGGCTCCAATGCCGGAGACGTTCGACGCGGCGGGGCCAAGGCGCCACATGATCGAGTGGCGCAGCGAAGCCCGATCCCTAACTGCCTGGGCGGAATACCTGGGCTTGCCAGTTGAGACTTTGCGCAGTAGACTGGCGCGCGGATGGAGCGTAGAGCGCGCATTCACTGAACCAAAGAGGAAGCGGTAATGCTCGTGTATCTCGCAGGACCGATTGAAGGATTGCCTTACCTGGACGCCGTCAAGTGGCGGCAGCGTGCCGCTGGTATCTTGCGGCTGGAGGGTGTCGGCACGCTGGACCCGATGCGCGGGAAACAGGTGCTGTGGGGGAAGACCATCGAATCCGCTGAGCTTCCGCAGACGTCGCCGCAGTTTACGGCGGAGGGCATCGCCTATCGGGACTGGCACGACGTGCGGCGTTGTGACGCGCTGATCTTCAATTTCCTGATCGGTACTGGTTACGGAACCGTAATGGAACTCGCCTGGGCGTGGGCGTTGGGCAAGCCTGTTTCGGTGGCCCGTCCGCTGAACTGGCCCGCGGCAAAGCACCCGCTCCTCGGTCCGGCGCTCGGCCCGTATCAGTTCGATACGGTGGACGAGGCGGTAAAGGGTGTCCTCGACTTGCTGGGCGGGGACTCAATCCGAACGAATATGCGGGGTTAACGCAACATGATCAACGTACGGCAGTTACGGCAGTTGGTAGTGCAGCCCGTGCTTCGGCGGCTCGAGCAAGGGGGCTGGCGACTCGGGACGAAAGCCGCCGAGGAATTGCTTCTTGGAACGGCAGTATACGAGTCGACCATTTCCGGTGAAACGTATCTAAGACAGGTGCCCTCCGGTCCCGCGCTCGGCATCTACCAGATGGAGCCAGCCACGTTCAGTTGGTTGCAAGGTGTTCTCCTCCAGCGCTCGACGCCGCCTTTCCCGGACGTTCGCCGAGTGGTAGAAGATCTGAAGGTTAAACACGCCGGGCACGCAGCGCTTGCGGGGCCCGCCGAGCTGGTGTACAACCTGGCGCTTGCCACGGCGTACGCGCGACTGCGCTATTGGGTTGTGCCCGACGCGCTGCCGGCGTATGATGACGCGATGGCGCTGGCGGAGTATTGGGGCGCGCACTATCAGACGCGCTCGATCGAGTCGAGCATGCGCCATTGGGCGAAGATGTATAACCAACACGTGAGGCCGAGTAGATGAAAGAGATGACGCGGGAAGAGCTGCAGCACGAATGGGTGCAAGCCCTGCGAAGTGGAAAGTACGAGCGGGGGACCGGAGCCCTGCGCTGCGGAAACAGGTATTGCTGCCTTGGCGTGGCCGCTGAGATTATTCTCGGCCAGGGTTGTTGGGTGTCGGCGGGGACGGCAGACGGTCAGTATCAGCTGCCCAGCGGAGACGGGAGTTTGTTGCCGATTCGCTTGGCGGAGAAGCTTTTGGGCGGCGCCGGATGCTACACGCAGGAGCAACTCGCCGAGCTGAACGATCTTGGCGCCACGTTCGCGGACATTGCAGATCTGATTGAGTCGGATTTTGATCCGGAAGTGCTGTATGCGATCGGAGAAAGCCGTGGTGTGGTTAAACGCGGGGTCGAGTAGATGAGTGCGGCTAACCGAGGGGCTCGGCGCGCCGAGCACGATCACTACGCGACGCCGTTGTGGTGTGTTCGGCAGGCAGTGGGCCTTGTGGACTGGGCCGAGGTGCGGGTGTTCTGCGAGCCGTGTAAAGGCGATGGGCGCATACTCGAGGCCGCGATGGAGCGCATGCCGGGCCGCACCCCTTACGTCCGCTGGTATGAAATCCGCGAGGGCCGGGACTATCTGAGGGGACGGGTGCATAACGGCGCGTATGACCTGATCATCACCAACCCGCCCTACTCGCACGCGCAAGCGTTTGTGGAGAAGGCGCTGCTGGAAGCACGCACCGTGTTAATGCTGCTACGCCTGAACTTTTTGGGTAGTCAGAAGCGGGCGAGCTTCTGGCGCACGCGCGCGCCGTCTCATCTGTACGTGTTGTCCCAGCGGCCGAGCTTCACCGGTGCCGGGACGGACGCGACGGAGTACGCGTGGTTCGGCTGGGGGCCGGATCTTAGAGCTGCGCCGGGGGTCTATGTTCTCCCGCCGGCCGGAGGAGAAGCCCGTGAGTAGGAAGGATACCAATCCAAAAGATCGAGCGGCCACAGGCAAGCTAGATCTGTCTCTCGTACCCGACACCGCCGTGATAGGCATGGCGTTGGCGTTCACTGAGGGAGGCTTCAAGTATGGCGCGTACAACTGGCGAGTCGCTGGCGCGCGAGCTTCGGTCTACGTGGCCGCCCTGCGCCGCCATGTGGCGCGCTGGATGGACGGCGAGGCATCGGATCCGGAAACCGGCGTGCCGCACCTTGCAAGCGCCATGGCCTGCTTGGCGGTGTTGTTCGACGCGGAATCAATGGGCATGCTCACAGATGACCGCCCGCCGCACGGAACCGCGAGCGCGATGCTCAAGGTGAGTGAGCGACTTGTGGCTCAGCTCCAGACGGCGTATCCTACTCCGCCAGCCAGGAACACCATCACGACGAGGAAACGCCATGGCAGAAGTAAACTCGTACCACCTGTGCGAGGCGCTGCTAGCACAGGCGGTTGACGATCTAGTCTTCGACCCCACGCCAGGAGACGTCGAGGCGTACATCCATAGCGTTCGGGGCGAAGCGTACTCGTGGTTCATGGATACTCGCAAGGACGTCGGTAGCTTCGAGTGGATATGCCGACGCCTTGAGCTTGACCCCGAAACGCTGCGGGAAAAAGCGAGAACCCTGCATGAGCGTCCACGCCAATACCGCTACACCCGCCGTTGGGGGCCTTCTTCGACCGTACCAGAAACGGGGTAGGGACTGGCTCCTCAATCACCGGTACGCGTTGCTCGGTGACGAGATGCGGCTCGGTAAGACGGCGCAGGTTATCCGGGCGGCTGAGGTTCTCGACGAGCAGGCCGCGCCTGATCGTTTGCGCGTCGTAGTGGTGTGCCCTGCCGTCGCGCGCGGCGTATGGCCCCGAGAAATGAGCCGCTGGTGGCGGCGTAGCCCGCTGCCAGCGGAGCATTTCGCGGTGCTTTCCTACGACGAGGTACGCAGCCGGCGGCCGCAGATCCCATGCGATCTGCTGGTGCTCGACGAGTGCCAGATGGTGAAGAACCCTCGGGCGAAACGTACGATCGCCATCTTCGGGAAGCAGGGCCTGGCGCGCATGGCCAAGCGGGTGTGGGCGCTGTCGGGGACGCCGGCGCCCAATCACGTCGGGGAGCTGTGGCCGCTATTGCGCGCTTTCGGGCGCACCAAGCTGGACTATCACGCCTTCTGCGAAGCGTACTGCCGGCTCGATATGGATGGCCGGCCGAAAGGCACCAAGACCCTTAAAAAGGGGGAGATCAGAGCTATGGTAAAGCCCGTCCTCAAGCGCCGGCTGCGGAGACAGGTCGCCCCCGAGCTGCCGGCGGCGCAAGTTGTGCCGTGGCACGTTCCCCTGTCGCCGAGATTCTTCGAGTACACACGATTCCTGGGCCACGAGTACATTTACCAAGAGGTCGAGGAGCAGGGAGACCGGCTGCTCGACAGGCTCGCAAAAAAGAAGGGCGACCACGCGGCCATGCTGCAGGTCCTGCAACAAAGCAAGAAAGAGTTCAGCGTCTTGCGGCACCACCTTGCGATCATGAAGGCTCCGCACATTTACGAGACGATCGTCTCAGAGTTCGAGCTGAACTTGGTTGATAAGCTCGTGGTGTTCGGCTACCATCGCATCCCCATGAGGCTGCTGGAGAATTTTTTGCGCCAGGTGGCCGGGTTGCGCGCTCGCACGCTGTACGGAGGGACTAACCAGCGTTGGAGGGAGCAGTGTCTTAAGTGGTTTGACAAGCCCTCGTCGAAAGGCGGATTACAGGTGCTGTGCTTGCAAGTTCTAGCCGGTGGCATGGCAATTGACCTATCGGCGGCGCATGACGGGATCATGCTGGAGCGAGACTGGTCGCCAGCGGTGAACGCGCAGGCCATGGAGCGAATGGGAGGGTACAGGCAGCAACACCCGATCGTAATCCGAGATGCAATCGCTGAAGGCAGCGAGATTGACCGGGTCATAACCGATGTGGTAAACAGGAAAGTGGCTGAACTCAGCACCTTCCTTGACATGTAGAGGAGCCAGTAATGAGCAAGGTGACCATCACGATGGAGTTCGCGTCTCCCGAGGAGGCGCAGAAGTTCTTGGCCGCGGCGTATCAGCCGGCGGTCTCCGAGTCCCGGAGCGGGCGGGCGTATACGCGGATCGAGCCCGAGGTTGCGGCCGAGCCCGAGGTTGCGGCCGAGCCCGAGCCCAAAACCGACGACCTCCCTCCGCCAACGGCGGCGGTGGCCAAGTTCTTGCAGGCGAACAAGGTGCCTAAGACGGAGTGGGGCACGATCCCCCGCAGCGGCAAGGGCGGCCGGTTGCTGAAGTCGGACGTTCAGGGCTGGCTGGAGGCTCGGAAGCCCACGCCTCCTGTCGAGGAGACCGCCGCGCCAACCGAGGAGGACGACGAGGAGTTCCCGGACGACACCCCGGATAGCTCTGAAGCAGACGACGAGCCGTGGGATGACGAGCCCGCTGCGGAGGAGCCGGCCAAGGAACTTACGCTGGAGGACGCTCGCACGGCGCTGCGCGCGGTCTACGTCGCTCACGATCAGGACAGCGACCTGTGCCGCGATGTCCTTGGGCGTTTCGGCGTCAAGTCGGTGAAGGAACTGAAGCCGAGGCAGTACGCCGAGTTCGTCGCCGCGTGCAAAGAGGCGGAGGAGACGGGGGACGCGTGATGCCGACCCACATCCGCATCCCCAAGTCTTCACACGCTGTTCTCAGCGCTTCGGGTGCTGACCGTTGGATGGCGTGTCCCGCGTCTATTCGTCTGAGCGAAGGGCTCGACACGTCGAACGAAGCGGCGGCGGCGGGGACTGCGCGGCACTGGTTGGCTGAGCGAGCGTTCAACTCTGGAGCTGCGCCCGAGAATTACCGGGGCATGACGCTGGCCGTTGAGAAGTGGAAGTTTACCGTGGATGAGCGGATGATCTCCGAGGTAAACTTCGCTCTCGATCAGGTCATCAGCATCAAGGACTGGGAGTTGGAGTGCACTGAGGAACTGAGCGAGGTGGATCTCACCCCGGACCTGCGAGCGCTGCACCCCGACCTCGGGGGGATTGCGGATGTTGTGCTCTGGGACCGCGGAGCCAAGACCGTCTACGTGGTGGACTTCAAGTTCGGCCGCCACCTGGTTGAGGCAAAAGCGAACACCCAACTTATGGTCTACGCGTTGGGCGCACAGCTTCGGTTCCCCGAGGCCGAGCGTTTCGTGTTGTGCATCATCATGCCGCAGTGGAAGGACTCGCCGTGGGCGTACCAGACTCACGAGGTGTGGTGGGACGAGCTGCTGCTCGACTTTGCTCTTCGGCTGGTCACTGCCGCGCGGCAACCTCGAAACGCCAAGCCTGTCACTGGCCCGCATTGTCGTTGGTGCCCTGCTCGGCATGGGTGCCCTCAAGTGGAGGCTTTACGGAAACTTTCGCGTTCGACAACGAAGTTGTCTGAAAATGAGATGGAACGGGTGAACACCTGTGGCGCAGTGCGTCCGGTAGCGGGGTATCATGTCCCGGTCTTCCCCCCGAAACCCGCGGTCTCGGACTTCGAGCCGCTTGACTAGGAGAAATGAAATGCGAGTGAAGCTGTACAACGTTCGGCTGGCTTTTCCCCAGCTGTTCACCCCGAGCGCGTTCTCGAGCGAATCGGAGCCCCGCTACAGTGCGACGTTCTTGCTCGAGCCCGACCACAAGAACGTGAAGGACATAACCAAGGCCATGCAGCAAGTGGCCAAAGAGAAGTGGGGCCAGAAAGCGCAGGGCGTATACAAGCAGCTGAAGGCGCAGGACCGCCTAGCGCTGCACGACGGCGAGGTCAAGAGCCACTACGTCGGGTTCGAGGGCAACCTCTACGTCTCGACGTCCGCGAACCCCGAGCTCGGGCAAGTGCCCTGCATCGTGGGGCGGGACAACCGGCCGCTGAAGGCCGAGGACGGGATCCCCTACGCCGGCTGCTACGTCAACGCTTCCGTCGAGATCTGGGCGCAGGACAATAAGTGGGGCAAGCGCATTAACGCCACGCTGTGCACCGTTCAATTCGTGGAAGACGGAGAGCGCTTCGGTGGCGGCGGGTCTCCGGCTCGGCCCGACGAGTTCGAGCCGCTTGAGGAGGCTGAGGAGTCCTCGGGCACCAACGACTTCCTCGACGACGGCGACGATGAGGACGACGACCTCGATTTCTGAGCTGCTGTGATAGGCTGAACGGCCCGGGCGCCATGCCCGGGCCCTCCCTGCGAGGAGAGAGCGATGCCCCCCGCCTTCATCGATTTCGAGACACGTAGCGTCGCGGACCTGAAGTCTGTAGGACTGTGGAAATACGCTTGGCACCCGAGCACCGATATCCTATGCCTGGGCTGGGCGCTGGGCGACGAGCGCCCGAAGCTGTGGCGGCCAGAGGAGGGGCTCGTGCCCCTCGCCCGGTTGCTCGATCACGTTGTCTCCGGCGGGACGGTGGTTGCGCACAACGCCGCGTTCGAGCTGACCCTCTGGCGGGCGGTGCTCCGACGGGAGTTCCCGGAAGCCCCTGCGCTCAAGCCCGAGCAAACCGTCTGCACAATGGCGCGCGCCTACGCGATGGGCTTGCCCGGCTCGCTCGAGAACGCGGCGCTGGCTTTGGGCTTGCCGGCGAAAAAAGACAGTAAGGGGCATGCACTCATGCTCCGCATGTGCAAGCCCACGAACCCCAACGAAGTGATGCGCGGCGCGGACCCTGCATGGGTGACCGACGAGACGGAGTTTACGTTCGACGGCCAGAAGCGAACGCCGAAGTGGGCTCTGAAGCGGCTCGGAAGCTATTGCCTTCAGGATGTCGTGGTTGAGCGCGAGGTGTATCGGCGCACTCGCGCCTTATCTTCCAGTGAGCAACGGGTGTGGCTGTTCGATCGAGCCGTCAACACTCGGGGCACGTGCTTTGACTTGCCCGCCGTGCGCGGAGCACTCGAGCTGCGGGAACAGACGCTGGCCCGGCTCGACAAGCAGATGAAGCTGGTGACCGCGGGGGCGGTGCAATCGTGCAATGCCCTAGCCGCGTTGAAGGCTTGGGCGGCGGATTACGGCGTGTTCGAGGACTCGCTGGCGGCGGATGTCCTCGATGCGCTGCTTGATCGGCCCGGCCTACCGGCCGAGGTGCGCCGGGCGTTCGAGCTTCGGCGTGAAGCTGGGCGCGCGACCAGCGTGGCCAAGCTGAAGACGATCGAGCGGCTGGCCGACGCGCACGGACGCGTCCGCGAGACCACGCAATATCACGGCGCCGCCACCGGACGGTTCGCCGGCCGGATGATCCAGCCGCACAACTTCCCCAGAGACCTCCCGCCGCCCGAGGAGGTCGAAGACGTGATGCGGCGGTTGCGCAAGGGCAAGCCACTGCCCGAGGACAAACCGGCGCTCACCACCATCTCGCAGCTGCTTCGCGGGTTCATCGTCCCCGGAGCAGGGCGGCGATTCATCGGAGGGGATTTCAGCAACATCGAAGGGCGCATGCTAGCATGGCTGGCGGGCGAGAGCTGGAAGGTAAAAGCGTTCCGGGAAGCGGACAAGGACCCCGAGCTCGACATCTACAAGCAGAGCTACGCGGCGGCGTTCAACGTGCTCGCGCGAAACGTGAGCGGGGAACAGCGTCAGCTTGGGAAAGTAATGGAGTTGGCGCTAGGTTACGCGGGAGGGGTGGGCGCGTTTCAGACGATGGCTCGGGCGTTCAAGATGGATGTGCCTGATGGTCGCGCGGACGAGCTGAAACTCTTGTGGCGAGAGCGGCACCCGCGCACGGTGCGGTACTGGCATGCAATGGAGGACGCCGCGAAGTCGGCGGTCATACGCAAGGGTCACGAGCGCACCGTGGGGCCGCCCCACGCTCGGATCACGTTCCGGATGAACGGCTCGTTTCTCTGGATGCAGCTGCCGAGCGGGCGGCTTCTCTGTTACCCCTATCCGAAGATGGTAGAGACGGACTTCGGCCCAGCGCTGTCGTACAAGACAGCACCCGACGCGCTCAAGTGGGGCGCGTTCAAGAAAGCGAAGGACGAGAAGCGACTCGAGGGTTACACCGGGCCTATTGTCGATGAGCCCGGCAACACGCGGAGCTGGGCCAGGCAGACCACATACGGGGGGAAGCTAGTCGAAAACGCGACCCAAGCCGCGGCTCGGGATCTCTTCGTCGCCGCCATGATGCGTCTCGAGCGCAACGGCCTCCCCGTGGTGCTGCACATCCATGACGAGATCGTAGTCGAGGGCAAGTTCCAGGAGCGCGATCGAGAGCGCGCGCAGCGGCTGATGTGCCGCGTGCCTGCCTGGGCGAGAGGCCTGCCGGTGGCGGCGGAGTGCTGGCTCGGAGAGAGATATCAGAAATGAAATTCCGCGCCGGGCTCCGCTACTTCCCCGTGCGCGCCGGGGCCAAGGCGCCGCCACTGGTGCGCGACTGGCCGGCGAAGGCGACGAGCGATCCCACGCAGCTGCGCGCGTGGCGCAAGCAGTATCCAGACTGCAACTGGGCGGTGCACACTCAGGACCTCATCGTCCTCGACGTGGATGTCGTCAAGGGCGGCAAGGCGTCTCTGAAGGCACTGCCCCGGCGTCCGCGAACCTTCACCGTCCGCACCCCGAGCGGGGGGCTGCACCTCTATTTCCGCGGCAAAGGACGGAATTCTGTCGGAGTCCTGGGGCCGGGTCTGGATGTTCGGGCGGACCATGGCTACGTCATCGCCGCCGGCAGCCAGGTGGACGGTAAGTCCTACACCGTCGCCCGGGACGCGCCGATCGCCGATGCGCCCGACTGGCTGGCCCGGCGCGCATCCGCGGGGCGCCCCGCTTCGACCGCCGGGTACCAGCGCAGGGAGGTGAAGCTCTCGCCCCGGGATGAGGACCTCGCGATCGAATACGCGCGGAACGCGCTCGACTTCCGGCCCCCCGCCATCCAAGATCAGGGCGGAGACGAGTGGACGCTGAAGACGGTCTCCACGGTGCGGTCCTACGGCGTGCCCGAGCGCAGAGCCCCCGAAGCCATGGCGGACTGGAACGCGCGCTGCGAGCCGCCTTGGAGCCCCGAGGAGCTGGCCCAGAAGATCCGGAACGCCTATCGCTACAACCGCGAGCCCTTCGGTGTCAACCACCCCGCCATCGCCTTCGCGCGGCCGCTCCCGAAGCTCTACGGCCCCGGGGACATCTCGCTGGAGTCCGTGCTTAGGACGAACTACCTCGTGAAGGGCTGGCTCGATCAGGGCTCAATGGCGCTGCTGTTCGGCGCTTGGGGCGGGGGGAAGACTTTTGCAGCCATGAATCTGGCCGCGCACGTGGCCGCGGGGGAGCCCTGGTGCGGGTGCGCGGTCTCCCAGGGCGGGGTCCTCCTCCTGGCCTACGAGGGCACCGCCGCCATCCAGCGCCGGGCCTACGCGCTGACGAAGCAGTACGAGGACTGGGACTGGAGCCAGGTGCCTTTCCGCATCTACGCGATGAACCGGCCTCTGGTCCAAAAACCGAGGGTTTCTGGCGCTGAGAACCCGCCAAAAGGTCAGCTCGAAGTCACGGCCATCCTCAAGGAATTCGAGCAGAACACGGGGAATTTTCCGGCGTTAATCGTCGTGGACCCCCTGCGCAACGCTCTCGGGGGCTCGGACTCCGACGCCGACCTGACCGGGGCGTACTTGGCCTGGGCTTCGAAGCTCGCGCAGGAACGCGGGTGCACGGTGCTCACCGTCCATCACCCCGGGCACGGGGACCAGGAGCGGGGGCGCGGGGACTCGGCGATCGAGGCCCACATGGACACGGTCCTTCGGCTGGACAAGGCGGCGTATCGGCTCTACGCTCGGAAGCAGCGCGACGAGGCGCAGCTCGAGCTGTACTACGACCTGAAGCCGATGCCTCTGGGCCTCGACTCCGACGGAGACCCGGTGACGACGTGCGTGTTCGAGCAGGTCGATCCCGGGGACTCGAGCCTGACCCACGTGGAGCGCACGCTGCTCGCAGAGCTAGTGCGCGCGGCGGGGGTTGACGGGAAGATAACAAAAGGCCAGGCGAACCAGGTGGTGTCGGGGTTGCGAATGTCGAAGATTGATGCTAGAAGGGTGCTTGCTAGCTTGGAGGATAAAGGCAAGCTGGTGGCTACGAGTAAAGGTTACGACTTAGTAGAGGCCGAGACCGATGGCGACAGCTAGGCAGAAAGCGAAAGCAGCGGGCGAGCGGTTCTACGAAGGACTGTGTAAGACGCACGGTGGGGTTAAGCGGTACACGAACAGTGGTAAGTGCGTGGACTGCCAGGCGGCGTACAAGCGGCGGTACTACGAAGAGAACCGTGAGGCGAAGCTGGCGTACAACCGGCGTTACCGCGAAGAGAACCGCGAGGCGAAGCTGGCGTACGACCGGCGGTACCACGAAGAGAACCGCGAGGCGGCGCTGGCGTACAAGCGGCGTTACTACGAAGAGAACCGTGAGGCGAGGCTGGCGTACAACCGGCGTTACCGCGAAGAGAACCGCGAGGCGAAGCGGGCGTACGACCGGCGTTACCACGAAGAGAACCGCGAGGCGAAGCTGGCGTACTACCGGCGTCACTACGAAGAGAACCGCGAGGCGAAGCTGGCGTACAAGCGGCGTTACTACGAAGAGAACCGCGAGGCGAAGCTGGCGTACAAGCGGCGTTACTACGAAGAGAACCGTGAGGCGGAGCTGGCGTACCAGCGGCGCTATCGCCTCGCGGTTAAGGCCTACAACGAGGGTTTCTAACATGACGACAATCACCGACGCTGAAGTGGCTCGCCGCCAGGCCGAGCGTGCTCGCAAACGCGAGGAGGAACGCTTGCGCAAGAACCTCGAAGCCGCAGGGGAGAACCTCGAAGCCCGAAAGCAAGGTAGTATCTGGCGCGGGCGCTGGCGGGCGCGCGTGCTGCTCAACAAGGACGACGGCATGCCAAAAGATTGCTGCGTCTTCGTGCTGAGCGACATGCACTTCTACCCCGGGGAGAAAGCCACGCTCGCAATCCGCGCTGCACTGCACCTCGCAGACAAGCTCAAGCCTTGGGCCATCGTCAACAACGGGGATGCCATCGACGGGGCGAGCATCTCGCGCTGGCCCGTGAGTAGCTTCATCGAACTTGCCGGCCAACCCTCAGTAGCCGAGGAGATCGGCGCGGCCGCCCGGCAGTTAGCGGAGTTCGAAGCGCTTCCCTACGTGAAGAGGCTCATCTGGAACCTCGGGAACCATGACGCGCGCTTTGAGACTTGGCTGGCCAGGAAGGTGCCTGAGTTTGCCGAGGTCCACGGCTTCACGCTCAAAGATCACTTCCCGGGCTGGGCCCCTGCGTGGTCCACTTGGATCAATGATGACCTGGTGGTCAAGCACCGCTTCAAGAGCGGCAAATACGCGGCAGCAAACAACGCTGTCGAATCCGGGCGCTCCATGGTGACAGGGCACGATCATATGCTCTGGGCGAAGGCGTTCACCGACTACAACGGGACTCGCTGGGGCGTCGGGGCGGGAACGACGGCGGATATCTACGCGAAGAGTTTCGTTCACTACACGGAGGATAATCCGGTAAACTGGCAGCAAGGCTTTGCGCTTTTGCACTTCGCCGACCATAAGTTCATCGGGCCGGAACTTGTGCACTGCCTTCCCGATGGGCGCATTCCGTTTCGCGGCAAGCTGCTCAAGCTAGGCCGCTCGTAACAAGAGGAATCAATCATGGACAAGTTCTTAGACACGATTCTCCCCGTCGCATTCTTGACAGCGCTCGTCCTCATCATCGTCAGCGGCTGTGCTCCAGGCTCGGAGCCGCTTACGATCAACCAGCAACGCGCTGCCGTCCTGAAGCTCTATTCGCTCGGCGCTGACGGTAAGCGCGGCGACGGCGAGGCCACGGGGTGGGTGGCGGGGGACAACCTCGTGGTCTCCGCCCGGCACGTTTACATGGAAGCTGAGAAGTTCGGATCTGACGTCGGCCTGCTGGTCTTGCCGTTCCACTTGGGAGAAGGCGCTACGCTAGACTATGGGCTCGCCCGGGCAGACGTGCGGGAGTTCACCCCACTCCCGCTTGATTGCGATTATCGGCCGGAGATGGGCGATCGGCTGTACACCATCGGCTATCCCGGAGCCTGGGAGCAGCCGATGTACTCCGAGGGTCCCGTAGCCGTGACGAACAACCAGATGCACGCGGACCGCTTCGGCGGGCTGTGGGTCGTAGATCTGGTCTCAAAGCAGGGAATGTCTGGCGCCCCGGTGTTCCGTGACGGGCGCGTGGTGGGCATTCTGGTGGCGTTGATCCGCGACTCCGCGGGCGGCCCGATGATGGGCTACGCGACGATCCACATGGGCACGCTTGTGCTGCCCATCTCGGAAACAGCGCTGTGCGAGGAGACGATATGAACCCCAAAGTAGACGGACCGATTCTTTCCCCAGTACGCGGAAAGCGATTGTGGCAAGTAGTAGAGCCCTACGGCCCGGTGCCGGCGGGCTTTACGTTCGACGGCGCTTCGGTGCCCCGCCTATTCTGGCGCATCGTTACCCCGGGCGACCCTCGAGTCATTCGAGCAGCGATGCTCCATGATTTCGCGTACCGGAACCTGCGCTGGGTCCAGACGCGAAAGCTGGCAGATCAAAACTTCCGGCGCATGCTGATCGGGGACGGCGTGTCGCCCGCCGTGGCGCACGCCATGTACTGGGCGGTACGGTTGGGCGGTGGGGGTGCCTGGGAGCCTAGGCCACCAGGGCAAGATACGCCGCCCCAGTAGTGAGGAGGAGGCCGATCGCTATTCCAATGCCGGTCACTCGACCGCGGAAACGCTCGGCCTCCCGATGCAGGGCGTTGCTTGCTAGCAACGCCTGCTCTTGCCGAGCGAAACGAGCGTTGTCCGCCTCGAGATGCGCGTCCAGCTTCGAGTCGATGGCTTCGAGCTTCACACTCTGAGCTGCGAGCTGGGTACGCACATCCCCCAGCAACGAGCAGACGTGTCGCATCTCGGGGTCCGGGCTGGGGGGCATGGTTTTACTCCACTACGTCCAGTAAACTGTCCAGCTCAGCGCGCATTGGCGCCGGTACCTCCCGCCCCCGAGCAACGAGCAGTAGGATGTCGTTCTTCAGCACGGCGATGCGAGTCTTTCGCGCCCTCTCGAGTTCCTTCGCTTGCTCTTGCGTTTTGCGGGCCGCGATCTCGGCCTCCTCCGCCGGGGTCAAAGGCACGCGCCGCACTCGACCCGCGTTGCCACGGGGCTTGCTCAGGTCAACCACTAGCTTGTCGGCCATGGCGCTAACTCCTCTAACTCTCGTGCGTGATGTTGATGGTTCCAGCATCAAAGCTGTCTGTGCCGTTCGCAAACGTAACCCGTATGCGATCCAACTCGGCGCTCAAGGCTTTCTTGCCCGCCCCGTGTCGGAGACCACCGTTTTGGAGTCCCAGGACAAAGGAACAGACCCACAGGTTTGAGCCGGCGTCGGCTCGCGTCAAGATAAGCTGTCCCGAGGCATCGTTCGTGGCAGAGGGGGAGGGGGCGTCAAAACCGTTGCTGAAAGCGATGAATGCATTCCCGGGGGCGTTGTCGCTAGCCCCGACGTACCCGCTGGTCTCTATACCTCCCGAGTCTCCGATCTGAAACCGCAGAGCAGAAGACCCGTTTCCCGAGACCTCGCTTAGCTGTATGACTACGCGCTTGACTCCCGATGGGATCCCGGTGAAATCGACCGCGGTGCCTGAAGCGGTCACCGAGGTGCCTTCCGTGATGCCCCCGCCACCGCCTAGATTGTCCGGCTTCACCTTGCGGATGGCGCCCGCGCTCGCATCGAAGAGCGCTACGAAATCGGCCGCGCCATCGACCGTAGTCTCTTCCGTCATCCCGTTGATGTCGATGACGTTATGAGGCTTCGCTTTGCGAATAACCGCTCCGCTCGCATCGAAGATGGGGAGGAAATCCAACGCGCCCTGGATTGCCGTCTCCTCTGTCATCCCATCGATGTCGATGACGTTATGGGGCTTGGCCTTGCGGATAACCGCCCCGCTCGCATCGAAGATGGGGAGGAAATCCAACGCGCCTTGGATCGCCGTCTCTTCCGTCAGCCCGTTGATGTCGAGGTTGAACGTGCGGTTGGTGGTGAGGTCCCCGCCGCCGCTCAATCCCGTCCCTGCAGTCAGGGTCAGGGACGAGGCTGCAGCCGCCAGCGTCGCCCGTGCGGTCCCGGCGTCCCCGTCGTCAAGCAACGTGCGCGCGAAGGCGGTGAGCGTCGCCAGCGCGGCCGCCGCCGGCCCGGTGAAGTAGGGCAGGCGATCGGCCGCAGGGGTGAGCGCGTCCAGAGCAACGAGCGCATTGCCAAGCGTAACCAAGCTTAGGTCTGCAGCCTTCACCATCTCGGGCAGCGCTGAGGAATCGTCCTTGAACTGCAGCAACTTGCCTTTGCGCGTCACCGCGGGCGGCAGCACCCCCTCCGTCAGTTCGTTCTCGGGGAGGCGCAGCGCGCGGGAGATGGCCTCATCGAATTGCTGGTCGGCGAGCGCCTGCCGGTCCAGGGCGTCCTCGACAACCTCGGCGTCCTGCGCCGTGTTGTTCACGAGGTCGGTGCTCTGAGTCAACGGCATCACGCGCCGGATGACGAGCGTCTCACCGACTGCCGGCGCCGTGACCATCGTTACCGAGCCCGTGGACCCCGCTCCTCCCGAGACGGTGTAATCCGTGGTGATCGTCTGCACCGCGATGGCACCGGTGGCGTCGGTGACAAGCAGTACGCGCAGTTCGGACGCATCGAAAAAGATGAACCCCGCGCCGAGGTTGAATAGCGTGGTGTTGCCGTCGCCGGCAAAGGACACCTTGTTCAGATTGGTGGACACCGTCATTTAGGTTACTCCACGTCTCGCTGCTCGGGTAGGCCAGCGCCGACAGCATCAAACACGCGGCGGACTCCGATGAGTCCCCCGAGTACGGGCAACAGGCTCCGGACATTCCGCAGATCCCGTTGAGTGACCTGCTGGTCAGGACGAATGATAGCAGACGGCACCTCGAGCAATTGGCCCAGCTTGTCCACCGTGTCCACCGTAGGGACGCCCCCGATGAAGTCTGATGCTAGCCCGGACGCCCGGCTGTACGCAAAGAGCGGGTCTTCTCCCGTAGCGCGCACCACCTGGTCGATCATCGCGGGTGCCAGTGACGAGTGCGCACTGCGCAAGAACGCGGCCTTGGCTATCTCGTCCGGTGCCAGTCGCTTCTTCCGCTCTTCGGGATCTGCAATATTAAGGGACTGCTGTGCGATGTAGGAGAGCCCCGCCACAAACATGCCGAGCTGGAACGTCACGAACGCTTGAAAATCCCGATGGTGGATCCCATGCAGCGTTTGCTTGGTCCAGGCAGACAGCATGAAGCTCCGAAACTGGGTCATGATCTTCCCGGTCGTAGAGTCAAAGAACTCATGCCGGGTGCCGATATCATTGCGCTGGATAACACGGCGGCCTTCACGATAGAGCGCGAACGTGAAAGCATCGAGCGCCTCCCTGTCAGTCCACGCCTCGGGATTCAGATCGAGCAGCCGGTACTTCCCCGGCGCGAGAGCCGAGGGTTCGCGCTTAACGTGTTCTTGCATCTGCGCGAAGACGCGCGCCTGCATGTCCTCGGGGATCAGTTCGGTCAGCCGCCGCTGCTGAGCAGTAGACATCTTGCGGCCGAGCGCGAAGCCCATGATCTTCTGCGCCATGCCCAGCGTGGCCATACGCTGAAACGCAATGGTCAGAGAGTTGAGCCCGCTGATGTCGCCGACAACCCGACTCAAAATTTCGGAAGCGTCCTCAAACCTACGCGTAAAGGGGCGCTCTCCAAACCCGAAGCCTTGCTCTTCTATGCGTAGCCCCGGGGTGTTGATGAGACGCTCCGGGCCGGGGGCGACCATCGCCTCGATCTGACGACCGAGCGCGGAACTCAATTGCCCGTCCTCAGCAAGAGTAAGGAACCCCCGGAGAGCAGGCATCTGAACGAGCATGTCCCGCACGCCCACGGTTCCGAGCGCGACGCCGAATTCTGGAAGCTGCGCTATGCCGAAGGCCGGACCGATGCGCTGAAAGTTGAACGCGCGCAAGGCACGCGCGCCTCGAGAGAGGAGACCGGCCGGGTCGTTCTCCAGACTCTGTCCGATGATCGACCGGTACATCTGATCCAGCTGCTCGACGTTGCGATTCACCTCTTGCGAGTCGCGCCCAGCCTCGCGCCCGCGAGATCGGATCAAATTCATGAGGTCGCGGTGATCCGTCAGCGACCGGACATTCACCTCTCGTGCAAGCGCTGCGTGGCCGCTCATCACGCGGCTATACGCCGTAACCAGCTTCTCGGCGTTACGTTCAAATAGCTCGGCTATCCGAACCGTCTCGCCGTTGGCCATCCTGATCTGCGTGTTCTCGTCGATATCGGCTCGACGTTTGGCCCGACTGGCTCGGTTGGCTGTCTCGGTGGCTTGCTGGACAGACGCGACGACCGCGTTGACGGCCTCGTCGTCGAGGTCACCCGAGTCACGCAGGAGCCCCTTCAGGAACTCTACGTCGTCCGTGCGGATGCCGTGCATGATGCCCTGGTCCATGCCGACGGAAACCCGAGTCATCTGCCGCCAATAAGCGCGGCCCAAGATGGTTGCGGTCTCCTCCGACATGTCAGGATGCGCATCCCGGAAGCTCCGAGCCACGAGCGCCGTCATCTGGTCGTCACCATGACGCAACCCGAGGGCGCGTATGGATTCCTGACGCCAGATACGCGGGAGATACCGCAGGTTCACCGGGACGTCCTCAAAACCGCTGACCTTGGCATCTCGCAGCGTCTGGTTGTACCGCGCGAGGAGCTGGGACGTTCTCTTCGCCGCCTGCCTCACCGCCTCGGAAGGATCGTCCCCACCCCGGGCCACGGCTTCCCCGACCTTGGTCCAGAACTCATCTCGCTTTGCGAGCGAAAATTGGCCGCGCAACGCCCCAGTGCCTTGTTCCCTGAGCCAGGCGGTGTACTGCGGGTTGGTGAGCCGCCTCCAAGGGGTCAGGTGCGTAACGTGGATGAGATCCTGCACCTCGGAGGCTGACCGCCGGACGTTGCCATGCCCGACCACGCCGACGCCCTCTTGCCCGTACGCCCGACCCGTATCGCGGACGAGTGGATCTGGATCTTGGCCGAGCCTACCGACGCGATCGAACCGGATGGGCGCACCGAATATCGTAGCCGCGGCGCTGCGCGCTACGTCATCGTCCACGCTGAGGTTAAACCGGCGCGCCACCTCAGCCTCCATGAGCGGCTCGGTGATGCCGAACGCACGCATCGCGCCGGCGCTGTCGAGCCCGGCAGCTTTGGACGCCTCGATGATGCTGTCGGCATTCTGCCGGCGGATGGCGGCGTTGATCGCGGTGTTGAACTCGTCTTGAAGGGGCGCAAGCGGGATCCGGGGCACACCCGGCGCGGAGGGCGGCGAGGTACCCCCGGGAACCGCCCCAGGGGCCGCGCCCCGAGCAGCAAACGCACCGATGGGCGCTCCAAGCGCCATTCCCGTGAGCGCGGACAGGAGAACATCCGTGGAGTCCCGGGTCACTTGCGTCTGCGCAACGAAACCTTCAAGCGCCGCCGCTTCGGCTCCGGTCACCGCCCCGACTCTGAGCGCGCTCGCCAGTCGCCCGGCTTTGGTCAGGAAGCCCACGCCCCCGGTGGCGAGAGCGAGGCCGAGCCCCACTGGATCACTGACATTAGCCAGGATGCGAGTTGCGAGCCCGGCGCCGCCGGCTTGTGCGATCATCTGCTCCCGCGCGACATCCGTGCGGAAATTCTCCTTGATGAGCCGCGCGTGCTCCATCGACAGCGAGCTCTCGGCGAGTTCCTGCCGCAGGGGCCCCTTGAACTCGGGCGGCACGTCGTCGAGCAGTTGGCGCTGGATGTCTTCCGTGAGGAGGAAGTCGGGGTTCGCCGGCAAGCCCGACAACTCGAGCATGCGCGCCGCAGCGGTAATCGGAGAATCGAGCAGAAACGAGTTCTTGAAGACCTCGAACAGTCCAGGTCCGTCCTCCTGAGCACGGAACGGCGGACCCGCGTCCGGGAGGGGCGGCGGCGCGTCAGGCTCGAACGCGGGGTCTGGCGGACGGTTTACCGTCGGCGCCTCGAACCTACGCTTCGGCTCTCCGGGCGGCCCGGGTTGCGGTCCGCCCGGGACGGGTCCGGTGGCCGGGGCGTTGACGGGACTCTCGGCCATCTAACGCTGCTCTAAGCTACTGAAAACGTCCGCCGCGCCTGGCGGCCCCGGCGGGGCGGCCGGAGCCCCCCGTTCTCGCCGCTCGGCAGTTTCCCGCGTGAAGGCTCGGAAAGCTTCGAGCCCCGCGGGCTCAGCCTCGCCCTCCAGCCGGCCGAACACGTCCACCGCGCCGAAACCGCGCTGCAGCGCTGCGTTGATCGCTTCAGCCTCGAGCACCGCGTCGGTGTGCGCTGCCTTCCCCTCCGCATTCCACCAGCGCTGCTTGGCGTCCGCCAGATCCCATCGAGACAGCATCACGACTCCGGTCCTGGGGTCCACGACTTGAGCCAGGAAACGGTCGCCTTCGCGCCGGGGGACGATGAACAGGCTGTTCAGCTCATCACGATCAAGCTCTTGCCCAAGCTGCTCTCGGATAACGTCCTTGAGCACGTTTTGCCGAGCGAATTGCTGCGCTTCGCTCCACAGCTCGGGGAACGAGCCTCTCGGCGCGCGGATACCCTGATCGGTTTCGAATGTATCCGCTTCTATTCGGTCGCGGGCAAGCTCGACAGCTTGCGTGGCCGTCATGAAGTTGTTGATCGCCAGGAATGTCTGGGCTCTGCGGGTGATTTCCTGGCGGAAAAACGGCGTCTGAGAGACAACGTCACCCTCCAGAGCTAAGTCCGCAGCGGCGTCTTGAATCTCGCGCTTCAAGTCGGGATCATTGAGCCGCTGCTTGACCTCAGGCAAACGCTCTCGGAGCGTAGACATGTGCTCGAAAGCTTGGTCAAGGGTCAGACCAGTGTCAGTGACGAGCCGCTCGAACACATCGTAGATGTTTCGGCTGTCCGACGAGACCGCCCGGTTGACCAGCTCGCTGAGGCCGGCGTCCTGCATCCGATTACGAACAGACAAGCCCCGCAAAAACTGTTCTTGACTCGAGCTAACCGCGGCGGCGTCTATGACGCGAGTCATGCTTCGGTCACCCCGGCCGTTCAGCCCCGCGAGCTTTATCCGCGCGTCGAGAGCGGCTAGATCCCGCTCGGCGCCCTCGAGCCCTTCGGTGCGCGCTTGCACGATGCTTTCCACGCTGGCCTGGTAGTCATCGGCCTCTAGCACCGCGCCGTCACCATCAGCGACCAATGCCTCTTGCGCGGCCGCGAGTTGGCGCTTCTCGGCCGCGCGCAGAGAGCGTTGCTGATCGGAGTCATACTGCGCTGGGGTTATGCCAAGTTGCTCCCAGAGAGGGAACTCCGCGTTGCTGAGCACGCGCGTTTCAGCGGCTTCCCTCAGCGCTTGGCGGACTCGTAGCTTTTGCGCTCCGGTCAGCGCGTTGGCCGCCTTCTCGCGCCTTGCGATCTCAGCATCGGCTTTGCCGATAAAGCTCGCAGCCTTGGCCGCGTCGAGCCCGGGGATCCCCTCTCCCTCGGTAAGCAGTTCTCGAAGACTCCGGGGGTCTTGGAGCAGCAACGCTTCCGCCGCGGCGGCGCCGAGGTCCTCGCGCGCGCTAAGCTTGGCAGCCTCCCGGTCTTGAGCGGGGATGCTGTCGAACGAGTCGATGAACGCATCTATCCGCTCGACAGCGGCGGGAAACTCATCTACATCCCGCAGAACCGCTTGAGTTTCCTGACCCAGCTTCTGATCGACGAAGCTCTTTACTCGCTCACCCTCGCGCGCGGCCGTCGCGGTGATGGTCTCGTTGAGCGCCTTCGCGTCGAACTGCGCCCGCGCAAGTTCGAGCGCAGCCAGCCCACCCCGCGTGTCAATGCTCTCGGAAAGCTGATCGAAAGCGTCGAGGAACTGCTCTCGGATGGGATCGAAGTCCGCCCCGGTACGCAGAGCCTCCGCCATGGCGGCGGAGAACTGGCCGTTGAGCTGAGTAGCGCGGAGTTCAATCTGGCGGGCTTCGTCCTTCGCTCGCTGATCCGCAAGGGCTTGCTGCTGGGCCTCAAGTCGCTCCTGAAGGGCTGCCCGCTGACGCTCAGCGTCCGCTCGCTGGCGCTCGAACGCGCGAGCCTGCGCGGCGAAGTCCGCCTGCGCTTGCCGCGCGAGGCCCGTACGCTCCCCGGTATCGCGGATGACCTCCTGCGTCTGGAGGATGCTCTGCCGAACCGTGCTGTCCCCGACGCGCTGAAGCACCTCCCCGGATTGAGCAATGGCGCCCCCCACCCCTGGATCGGGGATGATGTCCACATCTCGCCCGACTGCCGGCGCGAAATCGGCAGCCGTCGCCTGGCGCTGACCACGGCCCCGAGCGCGAGTCGGAACCTCAGCGGTGAATCCTCCGAAGGGGAGCTGAGGCACGAGTTAGACCCTCCTCAAGACTCGGACCGCCGGCCGCTGCAACGCCGCCTGCCGCTGGGGCAAACGTTGCGTCCGAGCCACCGCTTCGGTCTCACGCCGCAGTTGCTGGCGCGCGCGGCCCGCCGCCACGGCGCTGGCCAGCGCCTGCCCGCCAGCAACTTGCGCGCGTGCCGTCTCCCGCTGTTCGGCCCGCGTAGCACGCTGCTCGGCCCGAGCGGCGGCCTGCGCTTCTTCCTGCGCGAAGGCGGCCTGCTGCCGGCCGGCGAGCAGGGTACTCTCCACTGAGATGTCTCCGGCCTCCACCGCCCGCTGACCGGCGAGGTTCAACCTGCGCGCGGCGAGAGACGCGTTGGCGCGGATGTTCTCAGCCGACTCTCGGGCGAAGGCTGCCCGCTGCGCTTCAAGCCCAGCGGTGCGCTCGAGGCGCCCGGCTTCGGTTTCCCCCGCGAGACGAATGTTCGCGGCCTGGAGTCGATTCTGAGTAGCCACATCCGCCAGTATGTCGGCCGCCGAGCCAGTACGTCGGATCCCGGCACCCCCCGTCGCAGCACGGATGGCCCCGAGCCGCAGGCGCCCCGCGCGCCCCTCCTGGCGCAGCGTTGCTTGAGTTTCCTGGCGCACGATGGCTGCCTCGCGCAAAGCCGTTTCCCGGTTGAACTCCGCGGCTTGCGCTTGGGCGATGGCCTGCCGGGCGTCGATTTCACCTGCGCGCTGAGCTTGTGCCGCTTGAAAGTCGAGCTGCTCGCGCTGGGCGGCGGCTTGCTGCTGGATGCCTCGGGCTTGGGTCTGCGCCCCCCGGCGTATGAGATCGATACCGATCTGAGCGAGAGGCGAGACCGCCGGGGCTGCCGCGGGGGCGGCTGCCGCAGCGGCCTGCGAAGTCCCCGGCACCGGTATCTGCGTGAACCCGCCGACTCGGCCGCCGAAAAAGTTGCGCCTGCTCTGAAAAACGCTACGCCTGCGCTGGACAGGAATCTCGGCCATTACGTATCGTCCTCAGTCTGCACCTGGCGCATAACCGCCAGCACGGTTGCCGGGAAGGGGCCTTCTGCCCGCCAGAAGACCTGCCCCAGCTTGTCGTAGTCTCCATCAAACGATTCCCGCACCACCCCGGAGAACAGCGTGCTGGCCTCGCCCCAGTTAGCCTCCGCCCACTCACGAGAGAAGTGCTCGGTGAGGTTGCCCGCATCCGTACCAAACTTGAGCCCGAGGGTATCAAATAACCAGAAACCCACACGTTGGATCCGCTTGGTCTTGCCTTGGGCGGAGCCATCCGCCGAGCCCGCCTCGACCGGAAGCTGAAGCCCATCGCTCGGATAGGGCAACCCCACAGTCACCTTGTCTGCGGCAGCATCGAGAGTGATCTCGCCGTTGACCACCGTCTTATCCGGATGCGCAGCGCCGTCGGCGAGAATGGTCACCGTCTCTCCCTCAAGGTGAGACAGCCCCTGCACCGTGGCAGAAGCAGGAGAGAACGTAAACGCGAGTGCACTGTCCAGGTGCACCGAGTCCGCGAGTACGTCGCCGTCCTCCCAGACTTTGGCTTGGACCTCAACGTCTCGGCGGATAACGCCGTTGACTCTCCGGGTGACAATGGCATAGATCAGATCTCGAGACCCATCCGCGGAGGAAACCGACAGCACCGACTCCACCAGCGCGTGTGTCCCCGCCGCGTCACTCGTACCACCCATCTGATGCTGGTGCCAAGCGAATACGCCAGCGGACTCGTCGAACGTGAATCCGAGCAGATCGCCATCGTTACGCACCAGCCACAAGACAGGCTGGGGCGACTGCTGAAAGCTAAGCTCTTTGACCGCGCTGACGAATAAATGGTTGGAGAGGAGGCTCACATCCGGCGAGGTAATACCATCGCGTCCGGTGTCGCGGAACTCACGCAGCTTCCGTGCGGCGCGCTGCACGAACAGGATGGAGCGCAGAGCATTCACCGCCTGGATGGACGCGCTCCCGTGCGAGGTCAGTTTTCTCGCCGTGACGTTGGCCGGGGTAAGCGCTTCGCCTTCGGCGGACGCACGGATCACCCACTCGCCACCCGTGGTCCCGGCGACAAGACCGAGAGCGTCATCCAGCAACCAGCGCAGCCTCTGCCTGCTCTTCGACGCCAGCGTAAAGGATATGGCGTTGTCGTCCGCAACCGTGCCGTCCGCAGCCGTAGGTTTGAAATCTTCGTACAGCCCCGGGCGCGAACCGTCAAAACGTTGGGGCGCGACGGAAACGCCGCCCGTCCACAGCCGGTCTTCAAAGAAGGCCCCTACGGAAGGAAAACCCGTAGTGTCTGACCACAGCCCCAGGCGCCAAGTGCTGGTGGCAGAGGTGCCTCCGAGAGCGGTCAGGTTGAGCACATCAACCGAGGTAGTCGAATTCACACCCGTAATGAGCGACGCCCCCCAGGTCCCGCTTATCTGAGTGCGGATAACGCGGTTTACATCGGTAGACAAGAACCCTTGACCGTCGTTAATCCCCACAACATCTGAAGCGGTTATCGTCGTAAACTCTCCGTTCAGAGCCGAGCCCGGGGTCAACGTGGTAGTGGTCGTGTTAGGCGGTAAATATGGCCCGTCGCCAAAACTGAAACTGCCCAGGGCAAACGTCGTAGCGTTGGTCCGGGTCAGCACCTGAATAGCGTTGTCTGGGTGAAAGATATACGCTTTGGCCTCCACCTGCGCCAAGACTAGAGCCTCGACATCGTCCTCTTCGTAGGGCGTCGTCACCTCTTCAATTTCAGCGACGGTGCCGCCAGACGTAAAGGCGTCAAAGCCCGTGGTATCGATATCGTTGCCGTCGATATCTTTGATCTCGAAGGTATTGGCCGTCTTGTTCGCAACCTCGACCTCGCGCAGACGTAACTGATGCATCCCGCCCACATCACCGTCTACATGCAGGCGCTGACCGTTGGTGTATCCATGCCCGGTGATCGTGATGACTCCGGGGTTGGCTTGCGTGATCGCCTCTATGGTCTGCGCGGTCTTTGTAACGACCTCGCCGTCCAGAAAGAACCGCAGGTATAGATGGCCGAACTCGAGCCCGTAAGCCGAGGTCTCGTCGAACTCAAAAGAAAGAAGACGAGACTTACGCGCGGCCCCGAACTTCGTAGTCTTTTTGTGCGCGAACCCCGGGCGGCGCGTCCATGCGCCCTGGGCGAGCACAAGGGCGTTGCGGCAAGTGCGCAGGCCGAGGGCGTAGCTCTCCAGATCTTGGCGACCAAGAAGCTGAGGCGACAGCTCCCCCGCAGCGAAGCTGTTCTGAATGACGCTGGCTTTCGGCACGGCGGCTTACCGCATCGACTTGACCCAGTCGTCCTCGGGAGGCTCGCCTGGATCAGACTCAAAAGCGTTGGCCTTGCGCGCACTGAATAGGAGGTCGTCGCGGAAGAAGACCAGCGTCTGGCGCTTCACGTTGCTGCCGGTGATGGTGTCCACCACGGCCAGAGCCAGCTCTACGGCGAGCAACTCGGTGAAGAGGGAGTCGAACTGCGCGGGATCCGTAACGTCGTAGGTGTACCGGATCTCGAGGGGCGCAGAATCCGAGGTTACGATGAAGTTGCCCTCGATCTGCCAGTCCTGCCTGTCCGTGCGCGTCGCCGTGGTTTGTCTGCGGCGGAGCGCGAGGAAATCATCCGGCAGGCGGAAACGATTCAGCCCCTCGTACAGCGTCTCAGTGGAGTCCGCCGCGATGGACGCCCGCTTGGTGGCGAAATTCCACTGATGCTTACGTAGTAACGCCTTTCGGAGCGGCTCGAACGCGGCGTTCATCGCCTTGGCGTTCGTGCTGTCCTCGGCGAGGCTCTCGATGCGCCGCGCGCCGAGCAACTGGAGCGCCCGGTTAGCGATGCTCGTGTTGGAGACGGCCATGGGGGCTCCTCCGCTTGCGCCTGCCTATTACACCGAGGAGCACCCCGGCGGCCAGAATGAATACGGAGGCCGCAACTCCGAGCAAGAACACTCCAACAATGACGTGCTCCCGTACCGCCTGCGCCCAGCGCTTAACGCGCGTCAGCATTACGAATCCTCCGTGATCGGCCACTCATCAGCCGACTCGATGAAGGACTGGATGATCTCAAGTGCCGCGAGAAGCCGCTGTTTTCCCTCTTGCTCTGAAGTGAATACCGTATCGTCGAAGACCACTTGTACTACTTGGCCCCCGCTCAACGTACCGCCTGAGTCCAAACCGGCTACATCATCCGATAAGAACCGTACGGCAGATTTGGTCATGCCGAGATAACGAGCTGACACCCCCGTCCCGCCCCCAACTACCGTCACCACCCGGGCGGTATCGGTTTCGCCGGCTTGTCCGATCACGACGATGACGCCCTTCACGGCAGTAACGTTTGGCGCCAAATCCGATTCAGTCGCTTGCCCTAGGGTCAGCGTCCGCCCCGCCGTCGCGCCCGGTGCTTGATCAGCCTCCAGAGCTTGGCCTAACTGTACAGCTTTGCTGTGTTGCGCCGCCTGAGCCAAGTCGGTTTCCGTAGCCTGGCCGAGGGCAAAAACACGCTGAGCGCTAACTGCCTGCGCTAAATCGGTTTCAAGTGCCTGAGCAATCACGCGCGCCTTAGCCGAGCCGACAGCCCGGGCGAGATCTGTTTCAAGTGCTTGCCCTACAAGCACAGTCTTGCCCTGGATGAACGTCACGGCCTGAGCGAGATCGGTCTCTAGCGCTTGCCCCAGGGTGAACACCCGCAGCGCCATGACCGGTTGCGCGAGGTTAGCCTCCAATGCTTGACCGAGCTGGACCGCCTTGCTGTGCTGCGCCGCTTGCGCGAGGTCGGTTTCGAGCGCTTGGCCGAGGGCTAGCGACTTGACGGCCGCGACGTCGAAAGCTAAGCCAGTCTCGAGTGCTTGGCCAACGGTTTTCGTCTTGAGGACCGCGGAAAGCCCCCGCGCAAGATCGGTCTCCACCGCGAGCCCGAGGACAACGGTTTGTCCGGCGGCGGCGCGAATCCGCGCAACCCCGCCGACCTCGACGCCGCCGACGCTGCCCGGGGCGCCGATCATCCCACCCGCCCCTCATCAATGATGGCCTTCGCCCGGTCGCGCAGCTCGCGCTCCGTCTCTATGCCGGTAGATTCGTGTATCGCCGCGCCGTAGGCCCGGCGCGCCATCGACTCGGGCGTCAGCGCATCGACGGCCTCGCGGGCGAGGCGCCGGCGCGTCGTGACAGGATCACCGCCATGTTCGGCGAGCCAGGCAGAGAAGAGCTGGCCGCTCGGGAGCGGGGTGGCGTCGGCAAGCACAGCGGCAACTTCCTGCTCGGTCGGCGGACCGGTCGGGGCGGCCCACTCTTTGATCTCTAGGCCGATGCCTGCCTTGGCGCCGCGAAAGAAGAACGCTACGCCGTTTTGCCCGAACCCCATCGCCTCGCAGGCGTGCTGTGCCCCGTCTTCGTAGCTCATGCCTTAACCAACTGCTCGTAAACTGTAAGCCGAGAGGCAACAGCCTCAGAGGACGATTCTTCCTGGAAAAAGTCGGCGTCGATAACAACCCCGGCCGCAGCAAGACCCGCGCCGGCCACTGTGCCGCCAACTGTGCCAGTCACCTCATGCTGCCACGTCGTACGGGCGACGAATGAACCGTCGAACTCTAAGTCCAAAATTAATCGATCTTCCCCGGTCTGGTCGGACGTAAAGGAGCTTTCCACTACGCCCACATAGATGGCCTCACGCCGACCAATGAAGCGGTTGTTTGCTAGATCAACAATGTCACCGATGTCGTCGACGATGGTGTCGATCTGGACGTCGAGGAACGCGCCGGAAGAATCATGCGTCCATGACCCCGTTGCACGCGCGAATTGTGGGATCCGCTCGTCATGTACCACTGTCCACTTGACTGCGCCCGCGCCGCCGTTTTCCAGGCACTCGAACACTAGCATCTCGCCGGTGATGAAGAGGACCCACGGCCCCGAGGCAGCCGAGCGGTCAACGCCGCGGATGGTGTCGCCGAGCGCATTCGTGCGGACCTCGACCTCGAAGGCGTCGTCGCCGGTGTCGATGTAGAGCCCCACACGCTCGCCGACTTGGATGTCCGCCGAGCCGGGCAACGTGAAGGTCTTGTTCGCGGTCGTGAGGCCGGAGATATCCCACCGAAACAGCTCGCCCGCCGTGCCCATCTGGTTGGCGTCGGCGGTGACGACCGCCCCGATCTCCAGCCCGCCGAGCAGAGCGAACGTGTGTGCCTCGTGCGTGCCGGCGGACAGCACTCCCTGCAGCTTGGTGGTTGCCTTTGCCGTCGTCGCGTCTGGCAAGTTCTCGACCCACTCCGCCGGTAGGTTCGTCGCGAGCACCGGCGTTGCGCCCACAGCGCTCCAGTCGATGAGCGCCCCGGTCGAGCTTGCGAGCAGCGTCCGCCCCGACAGCGTGTCCGGCGTTCCGGCCGTAAACGTGACCCGGACGATCTCCCACGCACCCCCGAGGTTGCCGTTGGCGTCTTGCTCGAAGGCGAAGATGTACGTTTCCTCGGCGTCGGCGAATGCGGCGGCGAAACTGCGGTGCGAACGGTCGCCGGTGCCCGTGAGGTCGTAGTCCTGCGCAGCCGTCGGCTGGTTGTTAGCGACCTCGCGGACGAGGTTGCGGAAGACCAGACCCATCAGGCTATACCATCGTCATGCGCGGCATCGCGCCTCGCAACCGCTGAAAGATCTGCCGGGCCTCACGTCGCACCTGCGCTTCTGCCTTCGACAACGGGCCCGTATAGGGGACCCCGGGCACCTGTCCGTACTTCTGCTCGATGATTTCCATACGACCCCGCGGTAGTCTGTCCCGCGCCCATCGAGCTTTGTAGTTCGGATTCTTGCTGCGGATCACGCGCCTGCGAAACGCCGGGCGCCGACACACGCTGCACCAGAACACGCTGTCGAGCTTCGCGAGGTTGTAACACACCTCGACCCAGTATTGGTCAGGCCCTTTGTACTCCAACGCGATACGCTCCTCCCCACCCTCAGGAGCGGGCACCCTAATCTCGAATTCACCGAGATCCTTGATGTCCGCCAGAAACTCCGGGTACGCTACGTCGGGGTCGATGTAGATCGTGTCCTTCCCATCGTGCTTAAGGTAGGCCGGGAGTTCAACGTTCGGTCGCTTGGCCATGCTGGCTCCTCCTACGACGCCCGGTAGAAGCCGTTGGCGTCAAACTGCGCCGTGATGTCGCTACCATCAGTCGTGACCGCGAAATCGTGGTTGGTGAGCGGCACCCGGCCCGACTCCGCCGCGGACTCCTCAACCGCCACGATCAGATCCGTGAGCGTGTTGTTCGTGCCGTTGCCTGCACTAGTCCAAGTCTGATCCGCCACGTCGATATCGACACGGTTGTTCGTGTCGTCGAGGGTGACCGTTTCGGCCAACGCCTCTTTCCTCTCGTAGTTCGTGAAGTCGGCCTCGGTGTTGCCAACCGCGCCCAACAGTGCCGCCAACTCGTCGTGATCCCGGAGGGCATCGTCCGCCTCCGCCGCCTTGAGCAGCAACACGAGGAGCTTGCTGGGGAAGCTCACCACCTTCTGCACCGCGCGCCCCAGCGCGATGTTGTACACAAAATCCGCCATCGTAAAGTTCCTCGTTACCGCTCGGCGAAGAGCGCCCGCGCATCAACGTCGCCCCCGGTGCCGCCGGCCAACGCCGGCCGAAAAAACAGCGCTTGGCCCGTCGGAAAGACCAGCCCGTCCGCAGCAACGCCCGTGGCCTCAACCTCTGAGTATGTTCCCGCGCCGCCCGGTTCGTTCGAACCTTCGATCTTGGCGGTACCGCCCCCGAACGTCCCCGTGAACTGCATGCTGTCCAACGCGTAGCCCGGCGGGGGCTCGAAGACCGCGCCTTGATCTCCAGTCGCGAGCTCCTCCCAGAGGACTACGAGCTTCCCGTGTTGCCGGGTGACAGAGCTGATT